GGAATATATGAAATATGTAAAAGTTTGTAATGTAACAGATCAAGAAAACACAGATAATGAAGGTATCATAAATGAAGATAATCTACAAACAGCAACAGAACAACAAGACGCAGTTGACGATTTTCTCAGTGCAGATCCTACACCTGAAAATACTTTAAACGCACAAGATGAATTAGCCGCTTATTATACAGAAACAGTAGAATCTTTACAAGCAAAAGGAGAAACTGAAGCAATAGATAGATTATATAGAGCAGACTTTAATATGATTCCTTTTGATAGAAAAAAATCATACGAAAAAATTGACATATCAACTGGATAAAACTAAAATTATTTATATTTATAATAAACAAACAATAAAATATGAAAGCAAAAACATTTGAAAACTTAATTAGAAAAGTAGTTAGAGAAGAAATTGATTATGCTTTACGTAGAGAAATTAAATCACTTAAAGAAGATTTACGTGATGAATTAAAACCTACTATAGTAGAACAAACACAACAAGTAACTAAAAATTTAAATAAATCAATACCTGAAACAACAAAAGCTTCTCTAAGAGAAAAAATAATGGGAACAGCTCCTTTAAAACAAAATTATAAAAAACAAAACTTTACAGATAATAGTACTTTAAATGATTTATTAAATGAAACAGCAAGAGGAGATACAAATACAGTAGTAGCAAATCAACCTCCTGTATCTCTATCACAACCTTTTGCAAGTGGAGCACCATTACCAATGGATACAGCAGGTATGCCCGAACCTGTAGCTAAAGCAGTAACAAGGGATTATAGTAGTTTAATGAAAGCAATAAATAAGAAAAAAGGAAGATAATAAATGCCAACAAATCCACAAAATATAAGTCCTCTTGATCAAGATAAAAATTTATCTATAGGGGTAGGATTTCCTTTAATGGATGATGGAAGATTTAACCCTACATATACTGTTAAACAACAAGTAAAATCAAATATACTTAGTGTTTTATTAACAGAACCAGGAGAAAGATTATTTTTGCCTAATTTTGGTGTAGGTTTAAAAGGACTGTTATTTGAAAATTTAACAAACACACAAGTAATAAATGACACTATAGCAGATCAACTTGATACACATGTTCCTGAAATAGAAGTTATAGATTTAGATGTGCAATTTAATAAAGATACTCATACTTTAAATGTAAGATTATCATATTCAATTCAATTTGAAAACCAAACAGACTCAATACAAGTCAATATAGCAGGTTCACCGGATGGAGTAGATATATATAAATCAGTAGGAGGATTTTAAAAAAAATAAAAAATGGCTTATTCAAAAGTATCAAATATAACACAAGAAAGAGATTTAAAATATTTAAGTAAAGACTTTAATACTTTTAAAGAACAATTAATTGAATTCGCAGAAGCTTATTATCCTGAAACTTATAATGATTTTAGTGAAGGTTCTCCAGGAATGATGTTCTTAGAAATGGTAGCTTATGTAGGAGACGTTCTTTCTTTCTATACAGATAGTCAAGTACAAGAAACTTATCTTCTTTTAGCAAGAGAAAAAGAAAATTTATATAATATATCTTATGCTTTAGGATATAGACCTAGAATAACATCAGCAGCCTCTGTAGATTTAGATGTATATCAATTAGTACCAGCAATAGAATCTGCAGAAGGTAATTATGTACCCGATTGGCAATATGCTTTAATATTAAATGAAAATTCTACTTTTAACTCTACAGAAGGACATAATTTTTATATTACAAAAGATGTTGACTTTGGTTTTTCAAGCTCTTTTAGCCCTACAAATGTTTTTGTATACCAATATGATAGTAGTGGTAATCCAGAATATTATTTAGTAAAAAAAGCAGTGCAAGCAATTTCAGCAGATACTAAAACTAAAACTTTTGATGTAGGAACAGCTGAACAGTTTTATACTGCTAATATTTTTGATAATAATATTTTATCAATAGAAAAAGTTGAAGATGGAGAAGGAAATGAATGGACAGAAGTACCATATTTAGCTCAAGATACTGTATTTGAAAAAGTAAGAAATACAGCAGTTAATGATCCTGAATTACAAGGATATGATAATAAAACTCCATATCTTTTAAAATTAAAAACAGTACCTAGAAGATTTGTATCAAGATTTAAATCAGAAGGTCAACTAGAACTACAATTCGGGGCAGGAAATAACACATTACCTGACACAGACATATTACCTAATCCAGATAATGTAGGTTTAGGTATTAAAGATGGAATATCTAAAATAGATTTAGCCTATGATCCCTCTAATTTCTTATATTCAAAAGCTTATGGCCAAGCACCTGCTAATACAACTTTAACAGTAACTTATAGAGTAGGAGGAGGATTACAATCTAATGTAAACTCTAATACCATTACTCAAAGAGGTGTTTTAAGATTCCAAAATAAACCTAATTTAAATGCTTCATTACTTCAATATGTAAAAAGTACAGTAGCATCAACAAACCCTAAAAAAGCAGCAGGTGGGGGAGGAGGAGATACAATAGAACAAATTAGAATGAATGCTATGGCTAATTTTGGGGCTCAACAAAGAACAGTAACTAGAGATGATTATTTAGTAAGAACTTTATCTATGCCTCCTGAATTTGGAAGAGTAGCAAAAGCTTTTATAACTCAAGATGATCAAATTCAACCTTTAACAACACAAACATATTCAAATCCAGGTAGGTTTCCTAATCCTTTAGCTATGAATTTATATGTTTTAGGTTTTAATAAATTGAAAAATTTAACTAATCTAAATGATGCTACAAAAACTAACTTAATAAATTATTTAGATCAATTTAGAAGCATGACAGATGCAGTTAATATAAAAGATGCTTTTATAATTAATTTTTCTTTAGATTTTGAAATTACTTCTTTTAAAAATTATAATAACCAAGAAGTAATACTAAATTGCATCTCAGAATTACAAAATTATTTTGATATAGATAAATGGCAAATAAATCAACCTTTAATAATATCTGAGGTATATAATACAATAGCACAAGCAGAAGGAGTACAAACAGTTGAAGATGTTGTATTTAGTAATGAAGCAGGAGTAGAATTAGGATATTCTCAATACAAATATGATTTTGACCATGCAACAAGAAAAGGAGTAATTTATCCTTCATTAGACCCTAGTATTTTTGAATTAAAATATCCTAACTCAGACATTAGAGGACGAGTAATAACTTATTAATATGGCATACTATTTTATATTTCCCGAAAAAGACACAACAATATATAGTCACCCAGATAGGCTTGAATTAAATTCAGGATTAGATGAAATTATTGAAATTGTAAAAGAAAAAGGCACTACAAATGAAATTCTTTATCCTTCTAGAGTTTTAATTCAATTTAAAGATTCTGAAATTGAATCTGTAATTAAAGACATAATAGCACCTAGTAATAAATCTACAACAGCAACATCAATTTTTGATGAAACTTTAATACCTAATCTTGGAAATTTTAGTTGTAGCCTTCAAATGTTTTCTGCAGAACATAAAAACCTCCCATCTTCTACTCAACTAGAATGTTATGCATTAGCAGAATCATGGAATGAGGGTACAGGAAGATATTCAAATCTTCCTACAAGTTCAAATGGTTGTTCATGGGCCTATAAAAATAATAACACAGATAAAACTAGTTGGAGATCAGGATCTACAGATAAACCATTAGATCCAGATGACTATCCAGATTGGTCTCCTTCAGTTGAATTTGATTACATAGATGGTACAACAGGTTCTATAAGCCAAAATACAGGAATTCCTTCTGCCCATAATACAGTAATAGGAATAAAACCTGGAGGAGGATCTTGGTATTCTGGTAGTGAAGCTGAAGGTTTTAGTGCAGAACAAACATTTACGCGTACAAATATATTAGATACAGACTTTGATGTTACATCATTAGTACAAAAATTTAGCGCTAGTTTATTTAATGATTTATCTTTTCCAGACGGACTTATTAATAATGGGTTTATTATAAAACAACCAGATTCTATTGAAGAAAACACATCAGGTAGTGGAGGTGATCTTATGTATTTTTCAACAGATACACATACAATATACCCTCCAAGATTAGCCTTTAAATGGGATGATAGTATACATGAAAAACAAGCATTAGCAATAAATTCAGGTGAATTAAGTGTATCTTTATATCAAAATAAAAAAGAATACAATCAGAATGATGTAGCTATGTTTAGAGTACATGTAAGAGATAAATATCCTGATAGAGCTTTTACAACAACATCAAATTATCTTCCATCTAAAAGGTATTTTACAACAAGTTCTTATTATAGTATAAGAGATGCAAATACAGAAGAAATAGTAATACCTTTTGATGATTTTAATACAAAAATGAGTGCAGATTCTACAGGAATGTATTTTAAAATTTATATGAAAGGTTTACAACCAGAAAGATATTATCGTATTTTATTAAAACATATAAATGATGATGGTACTGTTATCTATGATAATGATTACCATTTTAGAGTTATAAGATAATGGCAGAAAAAAAATTAGAATTAAGGAAAAT